AGCTTGAGAGCCACACGGTCTTCATCTTCATCTGCGGCTCGTTGAAACTCTTCTTCGTAAACCACCTTCAAAAGCTGGACACGTTCCGGCGCTTTCTTCATCGCAAGATAGTATGCAAGTCCAGCGACCATACACGGCAAAAACCTAAACGGTGCATCCGTTGTATTTACCAATGCATCTGCATCTTCAATACGCTGAACATAGTAATACACAATGCTGTCGGCAGAACTGTCAGGTGTGGGCCAGAGTGTAACCTCTGGAGTGGTCTGCCGGTTATAGTAATACTGACTCGGGCGTCCTGTCTGCGACTTGTTGGGAAGATACAGGTACTCGCCTCTCGACATTCGGTCGAGTTGATAGTCTACGCTGCTGCGGCGGAGCACAACCTCCAGCAAGTCGGTGTACGCTGTGTCGAAGGTGTACGTAGCAGTGCCTGCGGTCAACGCCTGTGTTCCCTGCTGCACCGTCCACAGATTCAAGCCACGGTTAGCCCAGTCTGCAAACATAAGATTCAGAGACCTACGAGCCGTACGCGCATCATAACCGGTGCGAACCTCAAGACCGCACCGCTCATATGCTTCTTCAATAATCTCTGCTACATCGAGATCAAAATCTCTGGATCCAGAAGTTGCCATCTATTTATTCTTCTTGTGTGTGCCGCCGTAACCAAAACCAGGAACGCCGCGACCTTTTAGAATGTCTTGCTGCGTGACCTTACCGTCACCTGTTAAGTCGGGAAAGTTACCACCACCCATTTTAAAACGAGTGCGGCTAGGAGCCTTGTTGTTGCGAGTGGGCATTACCATCGCCCCGGCAGCGGCTTTTCTAGGAGAACAATGAGACATTATTTTTTCCTTCTCTTTAGTGATTTAACCCGTCGTGGCTTACCGGCAGGCTGTCCAATGCGTTTCTTTTGGCTGATTCTACTACGCTTTTCAGCCGCTGTCATTTCTGACGATGTTTTAGGAGTCTTCGAAGAAACTCGTTTGGAAGGACGACAATAAGGAGTGCCACGCTTTTCACCCTTTTTTCTGCCACACGCCTTGCCAGTGCGTACATCTTTCCAATCCTCTTTAAACCAGCGTTTTAACGCCAATCCTTTTTTGGTTTTACGTACAGCCATCTCAGTCTCTCGACTTTCGTATTTGTTCAAGACTCTCTTGTATTGTCATGTCTTTTTTTGCATTCGGATCATACTTGCACTGATATTCATTCGGCACAAACTCCAGGTACTGGAAAAACTGAGACTCAATCGTATTGTTTGCACCTCGAAACACGCAAATCATTTCTCTGTTTTCCAGCTTTTCACACTTCACCTTACGACAAGTAACCATTTGATCAGCGCTAGCCGAGTGCGCCTTTAACAATAGTATGAAAGTTAGCAAAGCCGCGACACCAATTCCGGAAAACAGAATCCACGCTACAATCTCTACAAACTTACGTCGTCGCTCACGCTGACGATACAACGTCTCTTTGCGTCTCTTTCTTATTTGACCTTCCATTGCCACGAGTTGATCCCATTTTGACTTGCCCATCGTCAAAGAAATCCACTGCTGTAGCTCATAGCGTTGCTGCTGCGCCTTTTGCTTGTTAGCAAAGGTCGTTATGGCTTCTTGCTCGACGCTTTGACCCCCAAACAGTTTTTTAAAAATCGGGGGGTTTTTTGCCTCTCTTTCCATCTGGTCCAAATCGGACAGAGCACCCATCCAACGAGAAAGATCAGACGCCATCGCCTCGATATCCCGACCAACAGCAAAGCCCTTTTTTAGAGCCGAAAATGCCGCTGACGCGGTTGCCATTGCTGATATGGGATCCATCAATAAACCTTCGTATCTTCATCAACCAGCCGAGGCACACAATAGGCGGTGATCTTCTGACCTTGTTTGTGAAGCTGTCGAGCAAAATACGTACACTCATTAAGGTTTCGAAAGTACATGTCGTTACTTACCAGCTTCTTTTCTTCTCCTATCCCAACAAACACAAACAACAAAAATGCATGTATCATTGTTAAGAGCAGCGTGTCTTCTTCCGCCGTCCGTTCATAACACCGCCACAACCTCGAGCCACAACTTGGTTGGACTCTAGGTTCCCTCGGAACGGACGTTTGGCACGTTGCTCGGTGATGCCTCCAGCGGCGGCTCTTCTGGTTTTTTTCTTGCCCTTGTTGCCCCAGTTTGCGGCTCCGACCTTACGGCACTTGGCGATGGCCCCGCTTGCGTACGCCGACGGGAAAACCTTATATCTTGCCTTAACTTTGCGATAGCATGCATCTTTAGCCATTCCTTCGTTTCCTCTTACTGGCGCAATATGCTTTTTCACTAAACCCTTTGGGACGCTTGCAGTTCACTTTTCCCTTACGAGCCTTGGTCCATTTTTTCTTTTGCGGGGGCTTGGATATTTGCTGCCTCATCGAACCACGCGACATCGCCATTTCTTTGTCTCCGAACGTAATCTTCCCATAACGGGGTCAACATCTTGTGGTTAGATTCAACCTTCACCACAATAACCGCCGTGCGCTTATCGACTTCTATTAGTGTCGTGAGGATCCAAACCACAAGAGAAAGAGCCACGCCCCCAAAACCAATAACACCGGCTTTAACCAAGGTCTTTTCATCTAGCATTTCCATCTCCGACGCGCCGCGCAAATACGCTTTTTCGGCGTCTTCTTGCAGCTAATCCCGTGCATTTTCATCTGACCCGCAGATCGTTTGCAGTATGATGTGCGACGTTTACCACCACCGGGCTGGGGTGCTTTTAGTTTAGAACCTGTTGCTTTGTTGTATTTAGATCGGCCTTTAGCGGTAAGTCCTGCGCCTTTGGAAGCGGGGAGTTTTTCCCCCCGCTTCACTGAAAGACTAACCGTTTTTTTCTTCTTGGCCATTAACCAAAGAACCCGGTTATAGAATCCACGTTGGTTAGTGTCACGTGACACTCATCATCGAAGATCATACCGTGATCCGGAATGGTGATTTGATTGTCGTCTGATGTATGAAACACCATCGAGAGCAATGTAGAACCACCACTTCCGTTCTTAAACACAACAGCAGGCGAACCACTGGCAGCGGTCTTTACGTAGAACGCCTTTAAGCGGGTTCTACCGCCCTGCAATGTGCCTGTCGCTGTAGCAGTCTTTGCTGTGATAGAAGCAGCCATTGTGCCCTCCTATTAAGCAAGGTTGTTGTTCTGCTGATACAGGATTGTAAAACGAACAAGACCTGCGCTGGTGGCAGCAGAAGCGGTCACAGTCAAACGAATGTCTGATGTGCCCGTATCCTGCCAAGCTAGTGCGGCACCAGCTTCAGTTGTTGGATACTTGCGACCAGCAGTTGTTCCAGATGCAAAGGTGTTCAGAATTGTGGCTGCGCCACCAACAGTGTCTCCAACGCTAAGATTGGTTGTACCGCTGGCTGCGGTAATAACGTCAATCACACAGTCAATGATCTGAGAGTTTGCTGGAATAACAACATCTGTAACTTGAGCAGCTAGAGCGCCGCCTGATAAGTCTGCTGAAAATGTTTGGGCCATAACAACTTGACCAACATTAGCAATGTTGCTGCCGAGTGTTGTGCCGGTAGTGTTTTTAATGGTTCCGGCCTTAATAGGACCAGAAAAAGTAGTTGTAGCCATTTAGATCTCCTGTCGTGGCTAGTGTCAGATCCACAATGAATCTGTCAGGGACTTATGCATAGTACCCTAAAAAAAAGGGGGCCGCAATCGCGGCCCCCAGTGGGGAGGATTTTTGTGACCTTACGCGGCGCCGGGTGAACCGAACACACAACGTGGGTCAGAGAAGCCAAAGCTGTAACGCTCACGAGCCTTGAACCGCATGTTGCCGGTATCGAAATCCGGATCCATGTTGGTTGCAAGCGGCATACGCTCGAAGTGCTTCAGGCCGTTAGGTGCATCCGTCTTGATGAAGAACGCATCTGTGTCGGTCAGGTAGTCGTTGACTACGTAGCCTTCTGGAAGCATGCCCATGCTCTTGAGGGCGTTAACATCGTTGTCAGCAGTGCCGACGCGGAGGTTAGACACCATCAGGCGCTCTGCTACAAACTGAAGCTGGCGTGGAACGATCAGCTTCATGCCACGAAGGGCAATGACAAGGCCACGCTCATCGACGAAACCAGCGATGCTGATTAGTGCGTCTTCGAGAGAAGTCTCGTTCAGGTCTGCGGCAGTACCCGGCTCGTTGGCAAAAGTGCCACCGTTTGTCAGCGGGTGTGAAGCATCGCAAAGTGCCACACCGTCACCACCGGCAGTTGCGCCTGCGGTAAACGCAGAGTTAAGAACAGAAGCTGCCTTAACCTGCTTGGTGTGCGCCATCGAACGTGCCAGAGCACGAGTGTAGCGAGATGCTAGGCGGTCATAGAGGTTGTCTTCTACAGCTTCCTCGGTGATCGAGAAACCCATAGCAACAGTCTCGTGTGTATACCGTGCGGTATACGCCTCTTGAGCGTCATCGAACGAGATACCAGCACCTTCGTTCTTAACCGGTGCGGCTCCGAATCCGGACAACATCACTTCTTCCTCGAATGCCCGATCTGATGCCTCGGTGTCGAAGATTTCGGAATGCTGACCCTCGTAGCGATTGTACTCCATACCAAAGAGGGCATTGAGGCCAGGCTCAAGCTCTTTAGCGAGTTGTGCGCGAGAAATAGCCATAACTAACTAGCCTCCTTACGATGCTGACGCTTCTGAGTCAGCGCCCAGAAGTGCATGGTTGTTGATCATTACAATCATCGGAATGCCAGCGGCAGCGAAGTCTTCATTCTCAACGTCAGCTTGAATGCCCACAATCTTCAAAGGAAGGGATGTGTTGCTTGAGTCGAGAGTGGCGACATCCATTTTAGCACTGGAGTTACCGGTGGTTGTGCTGCCGCTTGCACCGCTATCAAGCTGAGTATTCTCAAAGATAGCAGCGATTGCAGTAGCGCGATCTGTGAAAGTAGCGTCTGTAGCAATTATGAAACGCTGCATCGGGTTGTCGTACACGTGTCCGATAATATCGAAGTTTGTGTCGGCGCCCGAACCAGGCCAGTAATTGGAAAAGACCTTCTTACCAGTAGTGGAAGAAACATACTCACAGCCAGCGAACACACCAACGTATTTAACAGTGTCACCGGTAGCAGAACCAATGGCGATTTCACCGCCATTTACAGCTTTAACCGGAGAACCCTGAAAAATCGCGGAGGCACCACTGTCGATGAAGTATGCATTAGTACCGGAAGTAGCTGGAGTGCTACCCGCAGTATTTATCGGCTTTAGGCCGAATGCAACATTGGCGTTTGCCATCTGTTCACCTCACAGGTTAATCGGCGGAGTTCTTTCCACCGAAGGTTACACGACTTTTCCTATCGTTGTGGATAGGCATTGAGGGATGTTGTTCCCTCATAAGGTTTTCATCAACGGCTTTCATTTGATTGCGGGTCTGCTCCCGATAGTATTCAGTTCTTTCCTCGACCGTTTCTTCAGGAATACGGCACAGCATAAGACCGCCGACACCAATAACTCCTGCATTCTTCCCCTCTTGAATCACTGGATAGCGATCTCCCATGTCGGGATACTCGTCAGCACGTACTGGTTCCCAGCCTTCACGCAACTTAGAGTGTACGTTAGTCAGGTCATCCTCGCCCCGAAGCGCGGTTCGAACCCAACGATGCTTAAAACCGATTGGTGCATCAGGTGCATCCAACTTGGATGGGGGTGCCCAGGGCTTACGCCGCTGAGTGTTTGCGCGACTCTTTGCTTCGCGTGTAGTTCTTTCAGCCATTTCTTACTCCTTTACGTACTTAGCATATTCCTCGAGCGGAACATTCAATCGTTTCGCAATCGCAATCTGCGATGGAGTCAGTTTGACTGTTCTGCGCCCCTTTGACGACGACTTGGAAGCCGTGGACCCAGCAGAAGCGACTCTAGGTCCAGTGTCGCGTTTTGTCTCCGCAAATTTATGCGGAAACTCCGTGCGAACACGTTTGTCAAGTTCACTATAGTAGTCATCCGACGTGGGGTCAAACCCCTCTTCTTCAATAAGCTGTCGGTGAATACCAAAAGCTGCGTATGTCATGGTCTGGTCATTGCCAAACCAATCATTTTTAGACGCCCACGCCTCGGCCTTTGGATCAGGTTTAGCCTGCGGCTGCTGCACCTGTTGCTGCACCGGTTCTTCTTGCACAGGCTGTTGCTGTCGTTCTTCGTTACGACGCTTGGCTTCCTGATACCGAGCCTGCTCTAACGCAATCTGACTAATGCGCTGCTGGGCATCAAACATCCCGTCTGCGTCACCCTCTTCATACGCTTTCTTGTACGACTCTTTAGCAGCCGCCGCGTCAGCTTCAACACGGCTACCAAACTCGCCAACGAAAGACTCGTCTAGTTTGGTCAAACGGCTTTTTAAATCTTCGTTCTGCTTTTGAACCGCTTCCGCGTATTCAATCGCGGCCTGGCGCTGCCGTTCTTCTTCACGAAATCTGTTTGTTAGCTTCGATATCCGCTTTTGAACGGATTCTGAATACTGCTCTAACTCATCTTCCTTGCCTTCCGAGTCAGCCGCCTCTTGCTCTGCTTCAGGCTGCTCCTCTACCGGCTCGACCTCGATACCCTCGGTCTCGGGAATTTCTACATCTTGCTCTTCTGCGAGATTGTTCTGCATACTATGCTCCGTATGTCTTGATATCGTCTGGATCGACGATTGTTGCAATGACCTCATCGTCATTGATGATGCGAACCTCGCCACCTTCAATCTGGAAACGCGATCCGGAATACCGACCAATACAAACCCAGTCGCCCTCTTTGCACCACGGCTCGGAATCAGGACCAAATTTGTCCTGATCCTGATAGGCTAAAGGACCAACCTTAACAACATATGCCACAACAGTGGCTCGTGCTTCTCGGTCCTTGGCTTGATCGGGAACGTATATCCCGCCCTCAGTCTTGTCCTTGCCTTTATACGGCATAACAAGAACTCGCCAACCAGTCGGTTGAGGAACTCTTTCTAGGGCGGTTTTTTTAGAGGCTTCTTCTTCAGCTTTTTTCTTGGCTTGCTGCTGCCGGAGAACGTGATCAGGGACTAGAAGCGTCGTCATAATTCACCTTTTTTAGCAGGGCGCGTAATTCTTCTAGCGCGTAAGTGATCCCCTGAATCTCACTTACCATAGCACGATATGATTCCATATCGGATGCGCCACCGCTAGTCAGGGAGATGCTAATATCATCTACCCGGTTTTGCAAGGTTTTCTGATACCTTGATAGAAAATCTACGATATCCATTATGCCATCATTTTTTCATCTGTTATGGGGCCACCAGAGACCCATGCATTACAGACACGCATTGAAGCGCATTTAAACTTTAAAAACTGACAGTACCCAATCTCGCCGGCCTCAACAGATTCAAAAGGATCCGCGCCATTATCCATGCCAATACCCTTGGCGATGCAGTCTTTTATGCGTGAGGTAAGATTAAAAGCAGCGCAGTTGCCGCAGCGGCTTTCTTTCGCTGCCTCTATGTCCGTGTTAAATGTGTCAGCTATGCTTTGCCAAAAGCTGTCATTCTTGCCGGTGTCATCAAGGTTTGGGTTTAACGGTCCATAGCCGTATTCATCAATGGCTTCCTGTCTGTTTTCTAAATTAAGGTCAATGTCCTGTGTTGCCGCAGGA